AATGCCAAATAGTTCTTCTATAGCCCACTCCCATCTTCTGAATTTGAGCCCCAGGAAACTACATCGTAGTCTTCTGAGTCATAAAATTCATAGGATGCTTTTTCATCTTCAGATGAATCCACATCTGATGGTTCATCTGAATCATCTCTTATAAGATAATCATTGTAATCTATGCCCTCTTCTTTATTAGGGTTGTTTACAATGTCTAATGCATCCACTTGACCTTTAATTTGGTTCAAGTGTTCTGCAATTTGTGTTACTAGATTGATATAATCATTCTTGTATTCTATAAAACTATAGTCTGCCATGATGAGTTCCTTTATACCTTTTAAATAAGGTTCAGGGTTCCCTTCATGTGACATTATCTCATGCAATAGATTACCTTTATATAATCTACCAGCATCGCTCTCTATTCTTTGTTTAATGTAGGCGAATTTATGATTCCAAAAATCATTGTCACTAACATTATTCTTATTTTTCTTTATTGTTACACTACTTGGTGTAGCAATGGTTTCATTGAAAGCACCAATGAAGGTGTTTATTGATTCTTCACTTGGTTCCTTTTCATAATCCAACCTAACCTTTTCAGGCTTGGTGATTATTTTCGGGTCATATGAAATTAAATCATTGTAATAGTTTGAAGCTATATTATCATATTTGGACAAATGCTCACGCTTGTAACCTGATCTTATTAGGTTAATTCTTGAGGCTGATTTGTAACAATTTTGTACATTTACAGTCTTCAATATAGAAGGATTAATATTGGCAAATAAATTATTGTCATAACATATTTTCTTCAAATTGTTAATTTCCTTCTCAACACCATCCATTAAGGTGGGGTTGGAATTACATATTAGAATCCTTATTTCCATAATAAATTTATTAAGGATTAATAGATCTCTAAAATTATGCTTTGTATTACTAATAATGAAATTACTCAAATTTCTTATTAATCCCCCTCCAACTTGACCAACTGTTTTAAGTCTGGCTAAATTCACATATGCTGCATCATCAAAGGGCTTCTGGCCTGCTATCATTATCATGAATGCTAGTGGTTCATTTTTCCCTTTATTTGGTGTAAATGTATTAATTAGGAAATTATTACTAATTGACCTATTAACAACTTCTTCTTGGCATAGTCTGCAGCTTATGCTGCTAAACTCTTTATCTTCACTCAATGGGGTTACTACAATTTTTGTTTTAGCTTCATTGACATTAATGGAAACCCTTCTAGTTTTGGGGTCACCAGCATTCATTTGTTTTACATATGTGTCAAATACAGTTGAAGCTGTTGACATGATAGGTAATCCAGATTTTGATTTTGATATCATATCACTTATAAGTGTATATGAGCTATTCACAGTATTATTCCTTGATCCATAGACTAAGAAATTATCTCCTGGGTTGACTAATGACCTTCTCACACCAATTCTGTTGCAAGTCTTGTCAATGATTTTGCTTAACAGCCTACAATTATGGGTGTTTAAATTATCCACATGTACTCCTTCCAATACATCATCATTAATATAATATTTTATATACAAATTGTGATGTCTTTGTATTAATATCCCAGGCCCAACCCATTTTTTGGTCGTCATGGTGACTGTTACTCCATCCTTAACATCAGTTTGGACTTCTTCAATTAATTTCTGTGGTCTTGGCCATATAGAGTTCTTTTGTATCATCATTAAAAACATGTTGATTCCCATCTCACCTGGATTTTTCCTAATAAGTAGGATCAATAACAGGTCCGCATATTTAATATAGTTTGTCCCAAATCTTCTTGCATTTGTGAAATAATTATATATTATTCTAAAGTCTTCATCTTTCAGACTTAGGTATGCATTAATATTATCTAATAAGATAGTAATATTATTGTCATTAAGACTCCCAGTTCTCACTAGCCTTGACAAGCCGCAATATGCATCTCGCAATATTTGTAACTTTGTCTCTAATGCAGCCTCAATTGCAATGGGAAGCTCTATCTCCATTCCAAACTTATCAAATGTGCATCTATACCCTGTAAAGGTGTTATATTTCACATTCTTCTCCAATAGTGTTTCTAGAGTCATAAATGGCCTAGATCCCAACTTTGAGTGCAAATTAGCAACAAATTCCTTAACCCTAGGTACGGTTAACGAAATCAATTGTAATAGCTCCATTTCATTATCAAATAATGGCTGTTTCATTGTGTCTTCTATGGTCTCTCTTAACCATGGATGTATCACCCTATGCAGATTTAGGTTATTGATTAGATCAATTCTATCATATAACACTTTCTCATACCTCTCTTCTCTCATCAACTTTGCTACCTGTTCTGGGAACCATAGTTGTTCTATCACTGTCTGCAAACTAATGTTTGAGCTATCACCGATACCCCTTAGAACTGAATAAGTTCTTTTGGTTTCTATATTACACCTTTCTAGTCCTTTAAAGGATTTCCTTGTATATTCATCTATTTCATAGTATATTGAACCTAAGTCATGCATGTTCTTATCTACATTTTTGTACAATAGAATGCTGAATGGATCTTGTCCCAACATCTTAATGGGATTCACAATTGTTTTGTGGCTCACCATAAAGTCTTTAATGCCAACCTTAAGTGTATTTCTTATCGTTGTGCACATGATTGTCCTGAATTTTAGTAATTCTATCAATTCAGTCACATCTATTAATAATTGCTGGTGGTCTTTTGTTATTCCCCCATTTTCTAGGGCTGTATCTAATAAATCTTTTATTTTGATAAGCTCTTTCACATAGCTATCCATGTTCTTCAAAATCAAATCTGAAGAAGATGGTGTTATACTACTCCTCAATTTATCCATTAAATTTAGGATTTTTTCAATGTTTTGTCCCCATATGGTTCTTACTTTGTCAATCATTGTACAGTACCACATTATTACTTCCATTATGAACATAATGGAGAATTTACTATTGTTATAAAAACTAGTCAATTTCCTTTCTAAATGTTCACCATAGAAAAAACTGAAACTGGATTGAGCTATCTCAAACATTTCACCTTTATCAAAAAATTTATTTTCTAATCTTGATATGATTGCCTTCTTAGTTCTTTCACTAACTAGGTAATCCAATTTCATGTTTTCATCCAAGAATTTCCGTTCTCGGAATGTGTTGGTGTGAACAGCTGATTTCCCAGCTGATACCATTGCCAATCTATAATTTGCCAAGGAATTTTGATTTACTTGAGCTGACATAAAGCTAGATGAAGTAACTTTTAGAACATTATATATTCTAAAAATCTCTAAATTTATATCTCTGGTGAAGAATTTTGCCAACATATCAGGTTTTAACTTGATATTGTGCCTTTCTTCATCTGTGATTTTCATTTTCTCAATAATTTTTTGACTCTTCTCAAAATTTTGCTGAGCTATACTTATCTGCAAGCTTAACCCAGTAGCAGTGAAATTGGTCAAAAACATGGATGATAATACTAACATCCTTGTTCTAAACCCCCCTTCATTTGCTAGTTTATATCTAGCATATTCCAGGCCCATCATTGGAGCTCCATGACAGCTTGGTGTGAAATACCCTAAATCCGGTATTCTCACTTCATTTAGCATTTTTAAAAAATCTTCACATTTAGATGTGTAACATCCAATAGAAAGGTAATGCAAGAAACCTTGCATCCTGTTGGTCACTGCACAAGTTGATATATCAGCACCATTTATATGGTATTGGCTGATACTACTGTAAAAGGCATCAAATCTTTCCGTGAAAGATTTAACTCCTTGTAATAAATGGCATACAACCCCAAATTTTTCTGGTTGCATGATCACACTATCTTTATAAAAGAAGATAGAATAAAATTCAGATAAGTGATGGAAATTTTTACTTATTTTTTCATAGGATTTCTTCCATCCCAGCATTCTGTATAAATTATCATATGTATTTGCACTAGCTAGCAAATTCTCCTTAATTAATGTGGTTACATCATCCTTTAATTTTAGGTTTGTAGTTCCATTATTTAAAAAGTGTGTCTGAAAGAATAGCTTGGAAAATCCAATGACTAAACCACCAAACTCACATGAATCATCAGCACCTACAGTGCCACCAAATGCAGCTTTAACCATGATATCCCCAACTAGGGCATCAGGAAACATATTACTTAGCTGAGTGTGCATAGACTCAACTATCTTCTCATGCATGCATTTTCTCATTGAGTATGCATATGTGCAATGTACAAGATTTGCCATATTCTGGCATAAACCTTGTAAAAAACCAAGGAAGACATTTACATATTGTCTTTCCATCACACCATCTTTTATCAAGTTGCGTTTCAGCTCATCAAATCCAGTAATGTTTAATTCAACACCTGGCTTCAGTAATGTGTCAGCCACAATTTGGTTGATCAGTACATCTTTTAGTACTAATTTATTTAATACTAATTTCACATAATCCCAATATTCCATTGGGATAAAATATTTTATGTTGTCAAACAACATTGATAAGCTAGTCCCAGGACCATATTTACTGAGGTCACTAATGCAGCTTATAATTTGATAAAAGGTGATATAATTATCACTTTTAAGATCAGAAATCAAGCCATCAAAGAATCTGTAGAAATTAACTTGTGATTCAGTTTTGGCTTTTGTATTTGTCACAGCATCAAACTCAAAATAGCTTGATAGGTGTGCACTAAGAGATTCTGTTACATATGTACAGATTCTTCCTGCTGCTGTGAATGTACCAATTTCACGAACTCCAAATTCATCCTTTGGATGTATGCTAATTTGGAAGCCTGGTCTACCAGTTATTGCTGATTCTCTTTGTATTATCTTTTTGAGATTTACAAATGGATTTGCTCCAAAATATTCTTTCTCTTCATCTAAAGATAAGAATAATTTACTGCTTTCTTTAGCACAAGTCTCTCCTCTGTGTAGAGGTTTTGTGTAGGCATCGCTGTCTATCACAAGAGTTGACTTGCCTGTGGCAAAATCATTTATTGATTTGCTGGCCAGCCCTTTTATGAAGCTATATGTCAACCTAGCTTTATCTTCTTTCTTTTCTTCTTTGTTGTCATGTATACCAAATTTTTCACTTGCTGTGAATTTTGACATACTTTCAACAAATTTGCTGTTGTATATACCAATCATATTTGGGCTTTCAACATTCCCTTTAATGCCTTCAGCATTATTTTTAATTGAAGCTTCATTGTATTTCTCAGAAAAAAATTCAGTTATTTTACAAAAAGCTTTAACATTAGCACTAACAGGCTCTTTTCTAGTCTTGTCAACACAAGCTATCACATTCATCAGTGCACTTAGCACACTAAAATTGAATATTTCTCCTCCTGTCACATAGTTTATCATTCCAGATATTCTATCTCCAGCAAAATATTGATCAGGTCCTTTAAAATTAGTGGCCTTTTCACCTACCTGAACAACAACACCTCTCATCTTGTGTATTTGTGTAAATATTTTATGTAATATATAAGTTTGCAGACTTGTTCTAGCACACATGGCGAATTTATCACCATGTACTAAATCAAAATCTTTCCATGATACCATCTCCTCTTGCAATTGCTTGAGTGCCACGTATCTAAATGGTTTTGCCAATTCTGCAGTTTGGGATTTACCTTCAATGGTTACCAACTGGTAAAAGTTACACATTTTTCTAAATTCTATATGTAAACTTGCTCTTGAGTTACTGATTATGCTTAGGGCATTATTTAAATTGCCCCCTGCAATAACCATTGCACCATCATTATATGTACTAAATAAATTTAGTATATTACTAAGCATTGCACCATAAGCCCCCATTTCATATTTGGGCTTGTGATCATTTATTGTTCTAAAATGTGTTATGTAAAAGTCCCCAAACTCAATGTATTTATTAAATAAATTGCTTTGGCCCATCACATAATTATCTTTTGGTATACACAATGAGTATATCAAATGCTTTGAAGGACCACTAGATTTTATGATTACCATGATACCTAGTGTATCAATCCAATGTAGAGTCACATGTTTGGGTTTGTTTACGACCAACCCAGCATGTTGCACTTCATATTGTATTATGGCATTGATGAGGTTTGCATTTCCCATGCTTGTCTTATCATACCAATTAATCACACCATTTATATCCATACCTTTAATCATTTCATTATTGATTATGGTTTCTGCTGTGTTTAACAACACGTCTACTCTGGATTTGTTTTCAGCCAATTTCTTTGGTAATTTAAAGAAATCCAATAAATTGTTCCTCTCCAGATATTGGGTAACATTTTCATGTGTTGTTTCTAATTTCAACCCAACCCTTTTCATTTGCTTTTTTTCTCTAGCTAAAATTCTTACCTCATCTGTAGGTCTTTCCTTATATGTGTATTTTATTTTGGGTTTCTCTTCTGATTTGTTTTCTTTTCTAGAAGCAACCATTGAGACCCTAATTTCGTTTGAATTGATATCTTTTGATTCAAATCCCATACTTTTGAGACCTCTCAAGTCAAGAGCATCCACATTTATTATGTGTTTCATCTTTTGCTTTGAAGCCTCAAATTCTCCTTCTGATGCTAAATGTGTGGTTAGATTTTCATCTATCTCATCATACACACCATCCTCTCTTATGGGTTCATAGTCATCTGTGTCAGCCTTGACACTTGTGCAACCAGCCCATAACTCTATTAGACTAGCTTCTTCTTCAGAATAAACTATTGCTAACTCAGTATCTCTAACCTTTTTCATGAAAGTTTTGGCAGTCATTGTTTCTGCCTTAATACAATTCATATAAGTATTTGACATATTTTTGCATGTATTTCTATAATATTCCAACTCCTCTGGGGGTAGATTTTTATAATCTATTTCCCTTTTGCAGGTGTTTTCATAATGTGTAGAGAGAGCAGCATAGGAACCCATGACGTGTCCCTCTTGCTTCTTTCTTGCACGCAACTCTTCATCTTGTATTAACTTGAGTTGATTTTCGTACTCTTGGTCAAAGACATTCTGTATGTATTCTTTACCATCTCTAGCATATCTAATTTTCTCAGTATTACTTGTAACTAAGAATGGATTACTAGCATCTGCTGCTAGCTTTATTTCTGAGCAGCTAACTATGGAATCATGGATAGCCTGTTCAATATCATTGAAACGACTTGTCTTTGTTTCAATTTGCATTTTCCCAAACATCTCTGCATGGATTGCAAATGCAAGGGAGAAGAACCAACTTTGTTTCTTTATTGATTCATAAATTTTGTTGATGGCTTCAGAGGATGTACCCATTAAGGTAACTGCTCCAGGCATCACTGTGATCAAGACAAGCATGTTGTTTGTGTCCTTGAATGATTCGTTATATTTGTCAATATATTCATCAGCAGCAGTAGTGTCTCTGCTGATGTTTGTCTTGACTTCAATAAAAAGATTTTTGAAACCATTCCTAGTTAAATAAGAAGTGAGGCCAAAAGGGCCTTGCTTACTCATATCATATTTGATATCAGGGGTGACATCAATCCCCTTGATTTTAACATCTGTTTTCTTCAGACTGTCATTAATACACTTTTGGATGTAATAAGAGCATAAATCATGCCTTATTTTCCCATTGTCTATGTCTTCATAGCTCACTGCACCTGTGAAATTGAATATATCAATTCCGATTTGAGGCATTTGAACTGAATCTGGTACAATACTCATGTACCCTCCAGCAGAATTAAGCGTAGTACGCTTATAATTCAGGTTTTGGTTTGTGCTAAAGGAAATTCTAAAAATTTTCCTTTCTGCATCAACTGAGACTTGTGGGGATCTATCTTTAAATCCCCCTCTTGACCTTGTTTCCATATTCATTATGCAACCAATGTCAAGCGAGTTCACGGGTG